CCAACACCAACACCAACAGTTACACCAACACCAACAAGCACTGGAATAACTGGGTGGTATGCATCAGGATGTTGTGATGGTGTACTAATTCATGGAAGCAGTCTTTCATCAGAAGCAAATGCACTTGATGCATTAGATAGTTTCTGTACACAAAGTTTAGTAGGACCAACACAAAGAACTGTTGTTTATGGAACTTCTTATCCTTCTGTTAATTGTACTCCAACACCTACAACAACTCCAACACCAACTACAACTGCTGGAACAAATTACTTTGGTTATTGTGATTTAACAAATACTGGATATGGACCATTTCAGACATCTTCATCATGTGCTGATGCATATGCTGCACAAGAAAATGCAAATGGTTATCCACCAATTGGATGGGTTTGTGGATCAACACCAACTAGCGGAACACCAAGTTGTACACCTGCTCCAACTCAAACACCAACACCAACACCTGCACCATCAACTTGGTATGCATCGGGATGTTGTGATGGTGTATTAGTGCATGGCTCTAGTAATGTTGGCTTAATTCAAGCATTAGATAGCCTTGAAAGTTTTTGTATGACTGGTATCTTAACAGATGCAACAACAAGCACAAGTGGTTATCCAACCATAAATTGTACACCAACTCCAACAACAACGCCAACGCCAACGCCTTCAGCAACACCAACCCCTACAGTTACACCAACACCTACACCAGGGACAACTTGGTATTGCTCAACAAAGTATCAAAATGGATCAACTGAGCAAGGTACTGCAAGTTATGATGTAAGTGGTTCTTTATGTAATGACTATGCAACATCTTGTTCTACATCTGGATACCCTGGATATCCTACAGTTCCAACATGTACACCAACTCCAACACCAACTCCTTCACCAACTCCTTCACCAACTCCTTCACCAACTCCTTCACCAACACCAACGGTTACCACAACACCTGCACCTACAAATTGTAATTTAGTTTATCAAGGGATTGAAAATAGACAGTGTAATGGTTCTTCAACACCAGTTGCAATTTACCAGAATCCTTGTACATTGGCTTATTATTGGGACTGTCCAGCAGCACCAACAACAACTCCCGCACCAACTGTAACAACGACTCCCGCACCAACCGTAACAACAACTCCTGCACCAACGGCTACTGTAGCACCAACTGCAGCACCATGTAGTGCTAATGCCGATATGGATTGTACTGGAGCAGATGGATGTGCTGGAACAATTAATTGCGCTGGACGGTGCGTATGCAATCCAGCACCAGCAACATTTAGCGCCTTCGGTGCATTTGGTGCATTCTCATTTACGCCTTCGGCGTTTTCCTTTACTCCATCAGGATTTACTGCATTTGGAGCCTTCTCGTTTGTACCTTCTGGCGGAGAAACGTTTGGAGCATTTGGTTTCTTCAACTCAATAAGTATTTTGACTGACATACTTACCGCAGGAGCCCCAGGATCTAAAAAATCAGCAGGAGAACTAAAGGTGGGAGATAAACTACTTGCTCTTAAGATTGATGATAATGTAACAGACTGGACAACATGGCAATCATCTGATATATCTTTAGATATGGAAAATATTGTAGAGACTGAAATTGTTGCTATTAATATTGCACAAGAAGATGAGTTTATTTATATTGAAGGAGATTTGTTCTCTAAGTCTCACTATGTCTTAGTTAAAAAAGATGGAATTACAAGATTTATAAAGGCTGTAGATATTGATGCTACATATCAAATATTCTCACCAGAACTTGGAGACTTTAAAAATATTGAACTAATAGAAACAGTATATATGACACTAGACAAGGTTTCTATTAACTGCGAACCATATGACAACTTCTTTACAACAAAAATGTTAGTATTTGACCGTCCAGACACAGTATAGTTCTCTATGGTATAATTTTTAAATGGAAGAAAATAATACAAAATCTGCATTTCATAAAATTGCTGAAATGGCTGGGTACATGAAAGATCCAGATACTGTTAAGCCTTGGGACATGTTAAATCCAAATTCTGACTTTTTGCCAAAAGAAGAGTCTGATATAAGATACCAAATTTGTAAGGCTTGTCCAGAAATGATTAAATTAACAACTCAATGCAAAAAATGTGGATGCTTTATGAAAGCAAAAACAACACTTGCAAAAGCATCATGCCCAATTGGTAAATGGTAAAATGATAAAAGAAGAAATTGCACCAGGAATTGTAGTATATTCAGATGTACTAGATGATTATGAATCATTTCCAAAAGACATAGAGGATGTAGTACAAAGTGGACTTATCCCCTGGAATGCTGCAGCAATTGATAGTGGAGAAAATAAAAAAATTAGAGACACAGATTCAATATATGTTCCATATTTATCAGAATTTGATGGCGTATACCCAACACCAAGAGACTTTTTTGAAAAAACACTTTCAGAAACATTCTTTAATTCCTTTGATAAGTTTGAAAGAGAATATAAGGGAACCTATGGTCTTAGTTTTTCAGATCACTCCTCATATGATATTTTAAGATATGGTAAAGGCCAGTTTTTTACAAATCATGTTGACCACCATCCAGAATACCCAAGAACTGTTTCGAATGTATATTATTTTAATGATGATTACGAAGGCGGAGAAATAGTTTTTCCAAGGTTTGATATTAAGTTTAAACCAAAAGCAAATCAACTAATCATGTTTCCATCAACATATGTATATAATCATTCTGTTCTAGAAGTCACAAGTGGTACAAGGTATGCAGTTGTATCATGGATAAACTAATCTTTATTAGTATAGCAAGTTATAGAGATCCAGATCTTGTAAATACCGTAAAAAATTGTTATGAAAATGCAGACAATAAAGATTCATTGTTTTTTTCAGTATTTTCTCAAGCAGAAGATGCTGAACATGCAGACCTATCATTTATACCAAATAAACAGATAAGATATATTAAAACTCATTGGTCAGAAAGCAAAGGTGCATGTTGGGCAAGATCAATTGCGACAGCCAAACCTATAGGTAAATATTTTTTACAAATAGACTCACACTCTAGGTTTGCTTTAAACTGGGATACAACTATTATAAATAATTATAACAAATCTAAATCTTTTTGGGGTGATAGATTAATATTAACAAATTACCCCGACCCTTTTGAGTTAACAGAAGACTCATACATAACACTACCGTATGAGACATTAAAAAAAATTGAGCCTAATTGGGATAAAAATTTAAGGATAGTCGGATCAAAAATGCCATGGTCCGAAGTGCAAGATAAAGAGTTTGGTGATGAGGTTTTGTATATTTGTGCTGGCTGCATTTTTACAACATCTGAGATTATGAAGGAGTTACCATATGATAAAGAGTTATATTTTGAGGGCGAAGAGTTTTCACTTGCCATAAGAGCGTACACACGAGGTATTAGAATCGTTTCTCCAGTAACTAAGTTTATGTTTACAAACTATAATTTAGTAAACTCAAAAAGAAGGTTGCATTGGGAAGATAATCCTAATTGGGGAGAGTTGAGAGCAAAATCAAATCAAAGGGTTGAAGCAATATTAACGGGAGACAAAAATATAGGTGAATATGGAATAAAATCCCCACTACTCTTTGAGCAATATCAAAAAATAGTGGGGATTAATTTAGACTAAATGTTTTTAGTTTGGAAATTGTTTCATTAATTCTTTGGTCTTAGCAGTTAACCCATGCCAAGAGGACCAATCTTTTCCACCATCGGTCATATAAAATGCAATCTGTGCATTAAGCACGGGATTGAGAAGTTCAGCATTTGACGATAAATCAAACTTGTTTCTACGATCTGGACCAAGAATACCAAGCATATTTATTTGAAAAATTCCATAAGAACTGTCTCCAGTCTTCTGGTTGCCATTAAATGCTAGGGGTCTTCCTCCAGATTCCTTTTTTGCCACTGCCCAAGCCTCAATAAGATCCTTTCCTTTGAACCCTACAAGGTGTAGCATTTGTTTTAGTTCTAAATCAGTTAGAGATGCCTTATTTGCAAAACTCTCCAACCTTTTTTGCTTAGAAACCAAAAAAACCTCTTGCGAGGTTGTTGTCACGTTCTGAGCCTGTTCGGGCTTTAAATCATTAATAGTAGCATTAGCAGAATTTGACATAACACTAACTAAAGCAGAAATACTGAGTATGCTAATGATCTCTTTGTTTCTTTCGATAAATTTAATCATAGTTTCCTCCTTAGAAAACAATAACACCCTGGTAGGTGTCTACTGACAAGTATAGCATAATTTTGTCCATAAAATCAAATTTGAGCATGGTATAATTAATTTATTATGGCAACCACAGAAAATTGGAATTTACAGTATCCGCTGGCTAATGATCCAGTTAATGTTCATGGAGATTTTAAAGATCTTGCAACAAGCGTACAAATTGCATTAAATGGAATAGATACATCTATTATTCAGGTTAGTGTTATTAATAATTCTGGTCAAACACTTTCTGCTGGCACCCCTGTTTATGCAACAGGTTACTCAACAGCAACAACAATATCAAAAGCACTTCCTACAACTACATCTCCAATTCTTGGTTTATTAAAAACACAATTGACAAATGGTCAATCAGGTGTGTGTGTTGTAGCAGGAGTTCTTCAAAATATTAACACCTCAAGTTTTGACAATGGTGATACTCTTTATGTTGGAGAAACAGGTGGCTTAGTTGGACCAGAAGTAGATGGAAGTAAACCAGTAACTGCAGGTGGTGCTGTAGGGGTTGTTGCACACTCAAATGCAACTGGGATTATTATAGTAGAGGCAAAAGGCAACGGTACTTGGGGCGCACTCAAGAACGGTCTAGCCTAATGATGGTATAATCTAATCATGGCAACTTTAAGAGGATCTCAGACATCATACGATATTGGTAATGCCCCACCAACTGTTATTTGGACTGTTGTTCGTGGAGATACTTCTGGATTTAAGGTTTATGTAACAGATGATGCTAAACAGCCTTTGGTTTTAAAAGGTGAAGGATCTGAGTGGGATATTGCTATGAAGGTTAAGAGACCTACTTCAACTCCTGGAATTATTACAGATAATGCAACTTTGGTTTTAAATTTATACCCTGTTGCAGATGAAGATGATCTTGTTGGAGAGTTTACGGTTTGGTTAACAGCAGCAGAGTCAATACAACTTCAAACAGGAGACATCTTTGATATTCAGGTTTCAGATCCTACAAGAGTTTGGACGGTTGCCCAGGGTAGCCTAAGAATTCTTGAAGATGTAACAGATTAATGGCTACAGCATTAATTCTTGATGAACTTAGTGGTAAAACAAAACAAATTTTTACTATTGATTATCCATTAATTCAGATAGAAGATTTTAGAGTAAACACTTTAATCACAGATATACTACCCTTTAGGGTTAAGTTTACAGCAATACAAATTCAGTCTATTGGCTTAGGAAATACACCAGCAATTCCTCTTCAGGTTATTGGCTACAGCAACTATATTCTTTAATTAAATAGTTAAAAGGCATGTTATAATATCAACATGGCTAAGATATCAGTTCCAGGAGTTAAGAGTCTATTCCAAACAGGAGACAGACCAACTCAAGAAAATTATGTAGATTTAATCGATACACTTTCTTCACAGGCAACAGACCTGGGATCAATGGGTAATAATGAAAACACAATCAATGGGATTGAGAACGTAACTGTTATTGATAACTTTGATGCTACAGTTTGGCGTATGGTCAAGTATATTGTTTCAATATCAAAGACCACAGCAGGAGATAATAAATTCTATGCAACCGAACTAACAATTCTCGTTGACGGTACAGATGTATCAGT